ATGAACGAACGCTCGCACCACCACCATGATACCTCGCAGCAGAGCGACGCCCGCCTGCTCTGGGCGGTGGGCGTCAATGTGCTGCTCACCGTCGCACAGGTCGTCGGCGGCGTGCTCTCCGGCTCGCTCGCGCTCGTAGCCGATGCCCTACACAATCTCAACGACGCTGCATCGCTTGGACTGGCCCTGGCCGCCCGCCGGATCAGCCGCAAACCCGCCGATCGGAAGCGCACATTCGGTTACCGCAAGGCCGAACTCATCGGCGCGCTGATCAACCTCACCACCCTCATCATCGTCGGGCTATATCTGGTCTACGAAGCCGTCTGGCGATTCTTCGATCCCCAGCCAATCCTCGGATGGATCGTCATCATCCTTGCTGGCATCGCGCTGGTGGTCGACGTCATCACCGCACTGCTCACTTTTGCTATGAGCAAGGGCAACCTGAACATCAAGGCCGCGTTCGTCCACAACCTATCCGACGCGTTCGCATCCGTGGCGGTGATCGTCGCCGGCACGCTCATCCTGCTCTACGAATGGTACTGGGCAGACTGGGTCGCCACGCTGATCATCTCTGCCTACATCCTCTGGCACGGCGTGGTCATGATGCGCTCGACAATCCGCATCCTCATGGACAGCGTACCGGAGGATATCGATCTCGATGAACTGGTCGCCGCCATGGAAGCCGTCGAGCATGTCGAGCAGGTGCATCACGTTCACGTGTGGCAACTCGACGAACACCACCGCGCCCTCGAGGCCCATGTCGTGCTGGATACGAAGAATGTGGATCAACTTGAGACGATCAAAGATGCCCTAAAAGCATCGCTTCAAACGCGCTATGACATCGGCCACTCCACGCTCGAATTCGAGACCCACGCGGCGCATCGACACGACCGTCAAGTCGTGTCTCCCCACTGACATTGGTCGATGGTACGAAGGTGCTCGTATGGCCCACATTGAAGGAGGGATTAAGATGTCACCATGGCCGATCGCGTGAACATGATGCATCGCTGCTGGATGGAGGTCTGGAAGTGCCCCGGCTTCACGGCGTGGGAATTGGCTGAGGTCTCAGGCATCGACTACTGGGTTCTCGAACGGCGGCTCCCGGCCCTGCGCAACGCGGGAAAGGTGCGGAATGGCGAGAACCGTGTTTGCCGTATCAAGGCCAAGCCCTGTCTGACTTGATTCCCTGCGGGCGACGGTGCAGATGAGTATCTGCGCAAGGCTGCTCCGACGCTAGCGCCTCTTCCATCCGAGCAGCCGCCGATTGATCCTGCGTTGATGTCGGCTTCCGATCCACAGATTGAACGAGAGTTGGAGCTGGGTCTATTCCCGGGGTGGATCGATCGTGCAGTGATCGACGATACCAAGCGCTTCTGGTCGCCGAAGTACAAGTATGCGCTGAGCGATTCGGAGGCAATTGAAATCCTGCGAAATGTCAAGGCACTTGGCGACTTGCTCATCAAGACGAGGCACTGTCGTTCAGCAACGGCGAGCGCAGTGGAGCCGGAGACCGCGCCCGTTGACGCGGGAGGGGGCACCGCGCAAAGCACAGCAGCCCCGGATCAGCCAGGTCTGCGCCCTGCCCGACATAAAGCATCCACTTCGTGCAGACATCCATCGACTGATCGCGCTGGCACAGTGCATAATGGAGGGACACCATCTTGGAGTGCGAGCATGAACGCAACGACGCCGGAGTTTGAAGCCGATTGCCGATCGCACCTTGATCGATTCTTCGCGGCTTACCCTGACGCCACGATGGAGAAGCGCGCGCACAAAGCACTACGCCTACTGCGGGCCAGTGAGAAGCCGATCAAGGGCAAAGCCGAGGGTTGGGCGGCGGGCATCATCTATGCTGTCGGCACATATGATCGGCCGCCGGTCGGTGTTCCCAATGTGCTCAACAGCGAATTCGAGAAGCTGATGGGCGTGTCAATGGGTACAGCGCGCAACCGGGCCGCTGCGGTTCGAGAGTTCATGACGCTTTGATGCATGTGGCAACTGCACGATCTATGTTAAAACGCCCGGCCGACGCGAGGCCGGCACGGGCGCTTCCGGGGGCTGGATTGATGACGGAATCGTACCGCGCGGGGCTATGCCGTCAACTGACCGTGGTGGGGTCAGCGGGTGCCTCGTTGGCGAGGGCAGTGCGTCGCTCGTGGGCGCAGGTGGCGAGTGTGTCCCAGTCAGGGAGCGTGCCGTCGGCCTGGTACGCCTTGCGGGCGGCGCGGATGGCGGCGTGAAACTCGGGCCATTCCTGCGATTCGTCTTCGGCTTCGAAGAGGTGGCCAATCGCACGCAGGCGGTAGGCGTAGCCCTCGCGGGTTTCGGTGAGCAGAACGAGGGCCGCGCCGAGGTGCTTCTCGACGCAGTCGATACAACTCGGCCGCGTGGGCGTGTAGCCGCGCCGGGGCACGACCAGCGGCGGGCAGTCGGGGCACTTCTTCTTCAGCGTTGGCTGGAGCGATTCGGGTTGCTCGGGCATCACAGGGCCTCCTGGAAGGTCAGGTCGAACCGATACCACGCACCGAAGTGGTAGAGCGGGTCGTTAGTGGTCGCGTCGATGAACAGCGTGTGCGTGCCCGGCTGGAGCGTGACCTGCTGCGGCGGCGCGGGATCAGACACGACCGGTCCCATCGCGGCGCAGCCCTGTCCACCACCGGGTGCATGGGCCGAGCCGACGAGGTTGCCGTTGACGTACAGGCTCATCAGCTCGAAGTCCGGGTCCTGCGTCTCGCCCTCGCCCGACCAGGTGATCGTCATGATCATGGTCCGAGGCACGACGATCTCTGCGGTCGCGGTGGCGTACTGCGTGTACGGGTTGTGGTTCTGGCAGTTCTCATCGTCCTCCCAGTCGAGGCGCAGGCCGAGGCCGCCGTTGAGGATCGACCAGGGGCTGGCCGGCACGTCGGCAGGATCGTCGTAGGCGCGATACGCGCCGTCTTGCCCGCCGTCGATGAAGCCCGAGTCCGTGAACGTCCACGTCTGTGAGAACGACACGCAGCAGCATCGCTCGTGCATGGCGATCTGCCCGTTCACGAACAGAATCTTGTTGTCGTAGAAATGGACCGGCATCAACTGCCTCCCGACGACGGGCACTCGGTGCCAGTGTGCACGGTGGTCCAGTCGCTCTCGGCGTCAGCCTTGGGCACATAGATCGTCCGCGTCTTGATCTGCAGGTCGGTGCCTTCGACGCGGAACGCGGTCACCACCGTGACCGCTTCCATCGACAAGTCGTGGTACTGCTCGGACGCGCCGCCCTGGCGCATGTGTCCCTTGCTGTCGACGCTGGCAGGTTTGCTGGTGACTCGCAGCGATGCGCCGTTGAGCGACAGCGACACCACCGGGTCGAGCGTCCATGCCTCGTCCTGCGGGTATTTGTGCGTGACCTGGATGCCGAGGTTGCTGGTGATGTGGCCGTTGGCATCGACGGGAATCTTCGGATCGCCGAAGCCGGCGCTGCCCTCGAGCACCTCGATGTGCGGATCGCCCTCGAACACCACGGTGTAGTTCGGGTCTTCCCACTGCGGCGGGCCGTGCTCGAGGACGATGCGGTTGTTCTGCAGGCTCTTGACGATCCAGAACCCATCGCCTTCGATCTTGTCGAGCAGGTAGCCGGCGTTGGGGTCTTCCTCCCACGACTTGACCTTCTCGTCCGCCACAACGACATCGTGATCCTGGTTGCCGGCGTCACCGGTGTGGTGGCCCCGGGCATCATGGCCTGACTTGCGGGCGGTGATGCGGAGCGTGGGCGTGCCTTCAACATCGACTACGGCCACGGCGGCGATCGGGTCGATCTCGCTGTCCTTGGGGCCCTGGGTGTTGTGCTCGAGCAGCAGCTTGTTGTCGACCGCGCCGCCGGGCTGGACCGTCTTCTTCAGCCAGGCATGACCGCTCTGTGGCGTGACGATGATTTCATCGTCGAGGAATCCCGGCGTCGTGTCGTTGGCATCGGTGAAGACCTTACCGATGCCGTCGATGACCAGCTTCTTCGCGCCGGCCTTCGCCTTCACCTTGCTGTGCTTCTTGTCGTCGTACTCGTCCTCGTACTCGGTGAAGGTGAACCACGCGGTGCCGGGGCCAGGATCGACGCCGCCGTCGACGACCTGCACGTTTGCGCCGGGCGCACCCAGCGACATCAGGTTGCCGGTCTTGTTGGTGTTGGCCGCATCCCAGTCGCCGTGGTAGAGCCGCAGCTTGTGATCGTTGGCATCCGGACCAGTGGGTTCGTCGTTGACGCGCTTGCGAATCCACGTGTGCGGCTCCCCCGGAAGTTCGCCGACCTGGACTTCATCGTCGAGGTAGCCGGGCGTGTCGTCGGTGTCGTCGGTCTTGACCTTGAACGAACCGAACGCCTCGGGATCAATCACGAACCACGGTGCCCAGCCTTTGCCCTCGGCGTCGGTCGACATATACATCTTGCCGATGACGTGGACGTGTTCCTCGTTGCCGGGGTCACCGGTGATGTCGGTCGTCGCGGGCGGTTCCTGGTTCGGGTATAGCGAATACCCATCGTCGGGCAGCCACTCGCGGTAGTTCTTGAATGCCTCGGTGCGGCTGAAGATGCAGCCCTCGACGCCGCCACTTCCGGGGGTGGGGTGCGGGAACTTGACGTAGACGAACACGTCGCCGGACTGGAAGTCGGTGTAGAGCGGACGCTTCAGGGCGTTGCGCCACACCTTGATCGTCTGCTGCTGACCTTCGTCATCGAGGATCGGGTTGCCGCCCACGTCGGTGACGACCAGGTCGATGTCGGCATCATGCGGGACGTCCACTTCACCGTCGGCAGGGATGCCGAAGCCGATGATCTCCGGTTGCTCGTACTGGAACAGCCATGCGGGAAGTGTGCCCGTCGCCGGGTCGTAGGCGGGATTGGCGAACGCCTGCACAACCGTGTCGGCCGGGATGTTCTCGATACCGTTGACCTCGTAGAGCGCGCCGTCGTCGGTGCCGTTCAGGCCATCGGCGACCGCCGACCATTCGAGTCCGCCGCTGCCGTCGTCGGTGATTTCGACTTCCTGCCAGCTCGCGTATTGACCGCCGTTGGCCTCGGTCGATGTGATCTGCACCCACACACCGGCGGGCGCGGCATTGCCCAACCGCACGACAGCCCACACGTCACCTGTCCGTTCCTGATGCCACAGCACCGCCGCCGACCCGCCGACATCCGGTTGCAGCGCCGCGGCGTCACCGTCGATGATCTCGGCGTGCGTCACCTGCTGGGCGGCATCTTCGAGTCGCAGACGCGCCACGGTGACACCCGCCAGGTACGCCCGGCCGATTGCACCGGCGGCGAGCGGCTCGAGCAGGATGACGAACTTCCCTTGGTGCAGCGTCTCGTCGGGCATGTCGCCACGGAACGCCACCGCGTTCTTGAATGACTGCTCCGCGACGGCACCCGCGTCGGGTAGGAAGATCGGATCGCCCAGGCCCAGCACATCGAAGCGGGCGCGATCCTCGCCGGATTCATTCTTGACCAGCACGATGCCCGCCGAGCGATAGCCGGGCGTGGCCTGCTGGCCTAGGTTCGCCGTGCGCCGGTGAAAATCCTTCGCCGCGTCGATGAAGGCGTTGTACGCCTGCGCGGGAACAACCAGCGGGTCGCCGGTGCGCACCTTCTTCATCGCGTCACCCATCACCCGATCCCCAATCCGGCGAAGCTCGCCTCTTCGTAGACCTTTTCGACGTAGGCGGCGACCGGCTGCTTGACCAGCGTGTTACTGGCCGTGTCCTCCACGTCGGCGTACCGCACCCACAGATACTCCCATCCCTTCTTCGCGATGCCGGTGATCGAGCCGACGCTGATGCCGGTGCGGTTGGGGCTACCGGCGAAGCGGAAGGTAATCTCCCAGTCGTCTTCTTCGTCGGTGCCGCGCCGCGAACCCGACGCACCGAGGAACAGGCATTCACCAGCGGCCAGCCCGCGGAACGCTCCGCTGTTCACCTTGCCGGTCAGGGCGAACAGCGTGCCCTTGTAGGTGTTGGTCACCTGTGATGCGGGCAGGTAGTGCGTCTCGGAGAAGTTGTAGACGGGGATCGTGATGTCCACGCCTTCGACGTTGTCATGAGTAACACCGATCGCCCCCCGGAAGTTGGGAGCCGTGCCCGACGCGGCGTAGCTTCCGGGGGTGGCGATGGACTGCGTGATGTGCTGCGTGCCGCCGCCGGTGTCGAAACTGAATGACGAGTCGCCGGTCTCCGGCGGCTGTTCATATTGGCGCGGGGCGTACTGTGCCGTGCCGGTCCAGATGCATCGGTCGGGATTGACCGTGTCGATGTGGACGGGTTCGACCGTCGGCGGCTGACGAACCAGGCCGTGGAATGTGTCCGGGGCCGTGGCCTTGAGTGACGACAGCGCCGCGTCTTCGTCGGCCGTGCCGCGAATGCTGTAGACCAGTTCGGCCGACTGATCCTCGGTGTATTGCCGCGAGTCGATGTTTTCGGTGCAGGTGATGGGCATACTTGCCTCTACAATCAGGCGAACGTCAAGCCGCCGGTGGTGGCGGCTTGAACGAGCTTCTTCGTGTGCTTGGCGGTTTCTTCGGTGGCCTTGGCGGTGCGGTCGGCGGCCTCACCGGCAGCCAGCCCGCGCACGGCGGCGGCGTTGAACGTGCCCTTGACGCCGATCTTCGCGGCCTCGGCCTGGACCAGGTCGCCGATGTCGCCGAGACCGGCCAGCGCGTCGCGCGCCTTGTTGATGATGTCGTCAGGGCCTTCGAGCCCGCCAGGGCCCTCGTCGGCTTCCTTTGCTTCACGCTTCTTCTTCGCCGCGTCGACCGCTTCGCGCCATTCCTTGCGTGCTTTGGCCAGGTCGGCCTCGTTGTTGGCCATGCGACTGGCGTACTCGGCGTCGAGCTCGCGATGCTTCTCCATGTTCTCGCGGCCGATCTCGGCGAGTGTCGCTTCATGCACGGCGGCGGCACGTCGGCGCTCGGCCTCCCGCTGCGCTTCGCGCTGGGCGACCCGGCGCTTCTGCTCATCATCGATGCGGTTGATGGCAGCCTGCTTCTGCTCTTCGACCAGCTTGTTCTCGGCTTCGAGGTCGACCGAGTCGTCGAACAGCGACTTGATCCAGTTCCACGCCTTCTTCGCCCCGGCCTTGATCCGTTCCCACGTGCGGGCGAAGAAGCCGACGAAGTTCTGCCACGCCTTGGCGAAGAACGCGGTCGTTTCGATCCACCCGACCTCCAGCGCGTGCCAGACGATCTCCGCGACCGCCAGCAGCCCATGCCAGGCGTCGTAGCCGATCCGGATAAAGAAGTTGCGGAAGTTCAGCCAGGCCTTCTCGAGGAAGTTCACGCCGCGCGTCCACTCCATCTTGATCGTCAGCCACAGAATCTTCACCGCCAAGCCGATGTCGCCGGCCGCGAGCGCGTCAGCGATGCCCTGGTAGGCGGTCAGCGCATCCTCTTTGAGGACGTTGAACCGGCCACCCAGCCACGCCAGCGCTTTGCCGCCCGCGTCGGTGGCGTAGATCAGATACCCGGCCAGCGCCGCCACAGCCGCGATGACCAGACCGATGGGCGAGACGAGGAACGCGATCACCGCACCGAGGACTTTCAGCACGGCGACGACGGTGGTAACGACCGTAATCAGACCGCCGAGGATCGTGGCGAAGCCGGAGATGACCGTACCCAGCACCGCGATGGCGGCACCGACAGCGATGATGCCGACCACGACCTTCAGCACGGTGACGATCAACTGCTGGTTGCGCTGCACCCATGCGGAGATCTGCACGGCCAGCGTCGTGATCGTGTCGGCCACCTTCTGCAGCACCGGGGCTAGAGCCGCGCCGACGTGGAACACGCCCATCTTGATTACCTTCCACAGCCGGTCGAGCGCATCGGTGAAGTCCTCGGCGGCTTTGGCGTCTTCGCTGGACATGGTCAGACCGAGCCGTCGCGCCTCGGCCTGCAGAATCTCGATGCCCTTGGCCCCGCTGGCGAACATCGGCAGCAGATTCGTGCCCGTCCGCCCGAACAGCGACATCGCCAACGCGGCTTTCTTTGTCGGGTCTTCGACCTGCGCGATGCGATCCGCCAGCAATTTGAACTGATCTTCGGGCGACAGGCCGTCGAGGTCCTGGAACGTCAGGCCGAGGTCGTTGAGCGCATCGACCTGCGTGGACAGACCGCGACCGGCGTCGTAGATCGACCGCTGCATCTTGCGGAAGGCGTTTTCCAGCGTCTCGAACTCGGTGCCGGTCTGACTGGCGACGAAGCGCAACTCACTGAGCGTCTCGACCGACAGACCGGTTCGCTTGGCCATCTTCGCCACCTGGTCGCCGTAGCCACTGAACAGCTTCGCCGACGCAGCCAGCGGCGCGAGCATGGCCGAGCCGAGCGCCGCCATCTTCAGGCCCAGGTTGCGGACCGAGTCGCCGAAGGCGCGGAGTTTCCGCTCGGCCCGGCGCAGACCGCGCACGAGCTTGCTGTCGTCAGCGAACAGCTCGACAAATGCACGGCCGGCTCGGATTCCACTGGTTGTTGCCATCACGTTGCTCTATTCTCAGCGACCAACGGAGGTGCGCTGTGCCTGAATGGGAACTTCGATTTGAACCAGGAAGCATCCGCAGTTGGGCGGGTCGCTACGCATATGGGGACGACTCGGCGATCCTCGAAGCAGGGCGACGCGCCCAAGCCGCGCGCGAGTTCTCGCACGCTGATTTCTTGCTTGTATGCAAGTGGAAGAGTCCTCGCAGTCAGTCGAAGTGCAGCCGCAACAGTTCGAGTGAAGTGGTCGAGATCACGAAGATCGCTCTGACAACACAGATCGAACACCTGCGGATCGGTGTGCTGCGATGCTTGCATGGCGTGGATTGGCCGACCGCGTCTGTGCTGCTGCACATCGCTCATCCCGATCCATATCCGATACTGGACGTGCGAGCACTGTGGTCGCTTGGCTTCGACAAGAAGCCCAACTACTACACATTCGACCTCTGGATGCGGTACGTCCAAGTGTGCCGTCAGATCGCCACAAGCCAAGGCGTTGACATGCGCACGTTGGATCGTGCGATGTGGCAGTACTCGAAGGAACACCAGGGCTCCCTCTGACGTGCCCACGAGGCCGCGCACGCACTCGACCATATCTGGGCCCAGATCGGTACGTGCGCGGCCTATGTCAACTGGACGGTACGGCTTCACGGGTGGCGCTCATCAAGTGGTGGTCTGACCGAGTCGCTGGCGGGCGGCGGCGACCACGGCATCGACGCGGTCATCGGTCAGGTCGGCCGCTTCGAGGATGGCCGCACGCTGCTCGTCGGTGAGCCGGCCCTCCTGTTCGGCCAGGCGATACTGTGAGATGCCCAGGTCCAGCAGCGACCGGGCGGACTGGATGAGGGCGAGGATTTCAACGGGTGTCATCGGTGGTGTCCTCCGTGTTCGGGGTTACAGGGGCGGGAACTGGCGCGACATTGCCGGGGGCGGGGGCGGCTTCGAGTGCGACCACGCGGACGAGTAGTGCCTCGACCATGTCGAGCGCTGTATCGAAGGCCGATCCGCCGTCGGGTAGTTGGGTCTTCGCCTGGTCGAGTTGCGCCCGGGCCGTCTGCAGCAGTTCGCCGTAGTGGACGATCTGCTCGTCGGTCATCACCGGCACATGGGCCAGGTAGATGCGGTTGGCGGTGTTCAGCGCGTCGCGCTGCTGGAACCATCGGTCCTGAGGCGTGGCGGCACAGCCTGCGGCGGTCGCCAGAGCCAGAACGACGGTGAGGAATAGAAGCGAACGGGTAGTCTTCACTGTGAGTCTCCTTCCGTGGAGGTTGGGTGTTGCGATGGTGGCGATCACTTGGTCAGGCCGCCGTAGCGGTCGAGATCGGCGTGCTTGATCTGGATGCCCTGTTTGATCTGCTCGACCAGACTGGCCGGGGGTTGCTTGCCGTTGTTGGCGTCGGCGTAGGCCTTGAGCACGAACCGCAGCGCCGCGTCGAGCTTGGCCAATCCCGCGTTGGGCGTGTCGTCGGGAATCTCCTTCTCGGCCAGCTTGATGCCGGTGATGATCGAGCCTTCCCATTCCTTCCACTTCTCCTGGAACGGGTTGAACTTGCTCGACAGCCAGAAGAACAAACACACCAGCGCCGCCCAGATGAGGGCGAAGCCAAAGCCGGAGTTGAGGATGTTGCCGAGCGATTCGAGGATTGCGGAGACGTCCATGTCAATTGCCTTTCAGTTGGGGGTTCCGGGGGCGGGCCTCAAGGGCCTCTCTAAGAAGGTTCAGGTCCTGCTTGGTGGCGACCATTCGTGATCGCCGATCGTTGCGTTGGTACGGATCGAAGTCAGATGGCTTGAAGGCGCGGTGCTTCTTCGGATCGCGGTTCGCGTTGGCGATCAGCGAACAGATGATCGACGTGTGCGCCCATCGCTCGCGGCCCAGGCCCTCGGCCATCCACAGCAATTGCCGCAGCGTCAGCCCCCGGAATTCGATGGGGCCGAGGCCGATTGATCCGGCGATGCGCCAGACATCGCACCACGGATCGTCTGGTCGACGTCGATCCCGTCGATCCGGGTCTCGATGGCGGTCACCGCCGCGTCGATCATGGCCATCTGCTTGGCGACCGCCTTGGCCCTGTCGTTGCGGCCGCGCGACCGGAAAAAATCGATCAGTTCCTCATAGAACGCCTTTTGCGCGGCGAGCAGCGTCTGGCCATCGAAGCCATTCCGCACGTCGTCTTCGCTGACCTTGTGCGTGACGAACTGGCCTTCGAGCATCGCGCAGAGCACTTCGCCGAGGAGCATCTCGTCGGTGCCCAGTCGCGTCAGCAGAGGCGGATCGCCCGCCTCCGGCTGAAGCAGGTCGATGTCCAGTTTGGCTTTGACCGCCATGGCGGTGCCGAGGTTGAGCGTGAGCGTCCAGGTCCGACCGGCTGCATCAGTGAAGGTCTTCATCAGGCCACCTCCACCCACTGGTCGAACGTGGCGAGCTTGGCGGTCACGCTGACGGTCACGCCTTCCTCGAGCGGTTCGTTCCGGCTGAAGTTCGTGATGCTGAAATCACCGAGCGGGCCTTCGACGCCGGAGGCGTCACGCGCGCCGGTCAGGACGGCGAGCCGCACGGTGGCCGAGGTGAGGAACGCGGTTTTGATCGCGTCGAACCCGGCGTCGCCCGGCTTCCAGAGCATCTCGAACTCGGCGGTGCATTCCCGGAGCGTCGGCGCGGTCGCCCGCCAGCCCTGGTTGGCGCGGGTGGTGTGGTGTAGGCCGGGCATTACAGCCCGACCCCAACCCCAAACCGGACATGCAGGTTTCCAAGCATCCGGCTTTCCCAATGTTTCTAAGTTAATTATCACGGTGTTTCTCCATGTGACATGGCCGACACAAGGTCTGCACATTGTCGAGTGAGTTGGACATCTTGAAATTGGCAAAGTCATTGACGGGCTTGATGTGGTCGGCAATGGAGGTTCTTGCAGTTACCCTCACACCGCATTTGCAACAATGGTAATTGTCACGCCGCAGCGCATGGTACTTGCTGTCCCATTGGCCGAACCTGCCTCGTTCGTTAAACGTATGGAACGAGGCTTCAAGTTCTTCATCGGTTTCATAGTGAATATCAGCGTCGGGGCAGTACGGTTCAGGTCCAGAGACATACAGCTTGATATGCGTGTTCCTGAATCGTTCGAGCTTGCATCCTTCCGAGATGAAGATTGTGCTTTGGCGGTAATACCGTTGGAGCACTTTCGACGCTCGGACATTCAACTTCCGGCTGAACGCTTTAACCGCGATCCAGAACGCCCAGTGATCGAGCGTGCTGACTAAGGCCGGATAGTTGTACGCGATGCAATAGTAATTAGCCCAACCCCGAACCACGGACGAGCCCCGCATAATACGCAGTGCAAGGGATTCCTGATGCGGTCGATACCGCATCGCCTCGCTGAGTCGTAGTTGGATTCGCTGCTTCGCTTTCGTACCGATGAGGATTTTAGGCACATAATTTCCCCGTCGGCCTACCGCCAGCTTTAAGTCGAAGCCGAGAAAACTGAAACCGTCACGGACGTGTGTGATGTGCGTCTTTTCCAGCGACAGTTGCAGACCGCATTCGTTCTGCAAGAAGTCGCTGATCTGATGACGCAGGTTGCTCACATAACGTTTGCTTGCCCGCGTCACGAAGACACACCAATCATCGGCATACCGAACAAACCGCACATTGGGCTGTTCGGAATCCCAACAACGTTTCACTTCGTACCTGCTGTATCTGCCCTTACTATGTAGGAACCAGTCCAACTTATTAAGGACGACATTGGCAAGCAGGGGTGAAACCACACCGCCTTGCGGCACACCTTTCACGGTCGGCATGACCACGCCATCTACCTCAACGCCAGCTTTCAGAAGCCGGTCGATCAGGTCAAGGAATTTGTTGTCATGCACCTTTTCTCTCAATGCTTTAAGGATGGCCTTGTGAGAAATCTCGTCGAAGCACGCTTTGACGTCGCCTTCAATCACCCACTTGAAGCTATGTTTCATCAAGTGCTGACATCGGTAGACGGCTTGGTGTGTGCTTCGCTTGGGCCTAAACCCGTACGAGTGTTTGTGGAACTCAACTTCGTAGATCGGCTCAAGCGCCATACGGATGGCCTCTTGCACAATCTTGTCCCGCAGACACGGGATGCCCAATGCACGCATTTTGCCATTTGCCTTGGGAATCATCGTCCGCCTTGCAGGTTGAGGTTGATACGTTCCACGTTTCAACTCCAGGCGCAGTTCTTCGACACGTTTATCGAAACCGATTCGGAATCGCTTGACGGTCACACCATCTACGCCCGGTGCTTTGCCATAGGAGCGTGTCATGACCCGAAGAGCTGCTTCACGCAACCACGTCGGGTTGTGCATCAAGTCCATCAGCTTGCGTATTCTCAAGTCGTAAGGACTTGTCGGAAACAACGGTGTTCCCGATAGCCGATGTTCTCTTTGCTCTTGAGATTGCTCCCATAACCTTCTTTGGACTTCTTGAATATTCATCAGAAAGCCTCCTGCATTAGGAATATTGTTGTTGTCCAAAAACAAAACATTCTGCCCGCCTTCGCCATGTACACGTCTTTCTCGTGCTCGGACTACTACGCGGGCTCCGCCACTTAGCCGCCTCATCGGCAGAGATTTGGTTGCTTATCACAACCTATCTATGCGACTGCCCTACGCGACTAAGCTTCCCTGGTTCCCTTGTTGACACTCAAACACTTCCGGTTAGATTCCAATCTTTACATACCCAACAGCGGACCGCTGCTCTCCTAAACACCGGCAAATAGTTGACCACTTTGCCGACCTTGAACTGCCGAGGCAGTTCGTGGGACTCGCGTCGACATAAAGAACGCGCGTCCGTTTAAGCCATTGCCTATTCCGGGGGCTCAAACCCGGACGGCTCCAGTGTTACAGCAATGGGGGCGAAGTTTCCCAAAGGTATTGATTGGTTCCTTTCGTAATCGTGCAGAAGCTCTACCTAGCAGGACGTGCATCGGAATATGAAGCCTTTCCTGTGTCCCGCATTCTCGACAGAATTCTTTCACCTATCAGATCGCATGGTCTGACAAACTTACTGTCTAGGTACGATGGCCGGCCAAACGGCCATGGTTGCCCTCAGGTCAAGCCTGAAAACGAACATTATCAACAAGGCATCGCGTATCTAAGCAACTGTCGTTGCTATAGATACACTACATCAGGCATACGACATCCGCTTCGCCCGCTTCGAGGTTGAGCGTCACGTCCTTGACGTTGCTCATCTCGGTGAGGCTGGCCAGGTCGGTGCCCGTCGGCCCCTGGTAGATTTTGGCATTCATGCCAAGGATGAATTCTTCGGCCATTGTCCGATCTCCTTATCGAACGCTGTCGCGCCACATGGCGGGCAGCTTGGGTTGTTCCTTCTCGAAGGCCGGCCCCATGAACGGTCTGGGTCGCACCTTCGCTCGTTTCCGCTTGCCTCGATGCTCGACCTTCGTCGTGCCGCCGTACTCAAGCAGGCTCGGCGCTTCGCCTCGTCCCTTCTGCGTGAGCCTCACCGGCCCGATGACCACCGAATCCTTCCGGGGGTCGTAGCCGAAGAAGATGAACTTCTTCAGCAGCCCCGTGTGACTGCTCGGCGGCGATCCGGGCGACGAAGTCTTCTTCCGCTTGCGGATGCTGCTGCGAGCGGTCCTGCGGACGAACGCACCGAACTTGGAGAGCACCCGCCGCGTACCGGCGTCGACCTTGTCGCGCACGGCCTTCTTGTCGAAGAACAGCTTGGTGATCTCGAAGCGGATCATTCGTCCTTCGGCCTCTGGCTCGGCGGCGTCCGCTCGATGGGCCGACGCGGGCGCTTGGGCTTGAGCTTCAGCCGGGCAATCTCGGTTTCGAGTTCTTCCTTCGTTCCGGCCAGCATCGTGTGACCTGGCGGCGTGCCGAACTTGCCGCTGTTTGGCTCGACCATTTCGATGATCTGCTCGCCGTCGTGGACCAAGACGAACTCGTCCTCGTGCCCGTCGGAGAGCTTCACTTGCACGGTGGTGGGTTGGATTTCCTTCATAGTGGTCCTCAGTTGTGGTAGATGTTCCAGCCCCGGTCGATCAGAACAGCCTTGAGCGCCAGGCCATCGGGATCGGACGGCGGCGCACTACTACCGCTGTTGATGCGCAGGTAGCCGCCGGTCGTGCCGTTGGCGACGAGATCAGCGAGTAACTGATCGACCATCGCCTCGTCGAACGCGCAGCCGTAGGCGTAGATGTAGCCCAGGTTCGTGCATCCGGAGATGTCCAGCGTCGTCAGCGACTGGCAGTAGTAAAGGTCCAGATCACCGATGTTGGCCATGTCGTGGGCGTCGACCGTCTCGAGGTCGTAGTTGTCACCGGCATAGCACGAATACAGGTTGGGCATCTGCCACAGGTCGAGGGTGACGAATGCGCAGTCGTAGACACTGAGGTAGTACAGGTTCTGCAGTTCATCCCACGGCAGGTCCGTCAGCGGATTGCCGTCGCAGTACAGTTCCTGCAGGCCGGGCATGTTGAGCCGTCTGATCTCGGTGACCTCGCCGGACCACGGCAGTTGCAGCATGTACCACTCCCGCATGGGCGGTTCGCTGACGACCGGGATGGGTTCCTGGATGTACGGCATCACCACGTCCCCCCGACCACGGTGACGATGTCGCCAGGCGTGCCCTTGACCTGCACCTCAGCCAGGTTGACGCGGTTGAACTCGTGCCATTCGCCCGGCACCCAGGGCACGTCCGCCCCCTCATCGCCCTGGAAGATCGCGTCGTTCTCGTTGCTGGGCGGTGCGCTGATGGTGAACGATCCGACCACGCGCTCCGCAGCCAGCGGCTGGTAGTCGGCGGTCAGGACGAGTTTTCGCATGATGACATTGTTCATTTGGGCCTCATTTCATGGCGCGATAGGTCAGGGTCAGCACGCTGGTGAACACGCGCTTCTCCAACAGGTGCTCGGGGGCGTAGACCGGGTCGTTGGTGATGCTCACCCACGATGCGAACGGCGCGGTACTGAGCGGGCGGCGACGCAGGTATTCGGCGATCTGGTCCACCAGCATGCCCAGCGTCTCGACCTCGGCGTCCATCTCCGGCGTCGCGGGCAGCTTCTTCTGGATGCCGATGTCGACGGTGATGTCGTACTGACTGGCGCTGCGCGTCGATCCGCTGATCTCCACGGCCTTGGGAACGACCGTCACCTTCAGCTCGGTCAACTCCGACAGCTCGTAGGCCGGCACGACCTTCCGGACCGCCGTAAACGTCTGGTTGAACGTGGCGGGACTTCCGGGGGCGGCGTTGATCTCCGCTGCGACGGCGTCCGCGATGTCGGTGACGAGACTCATTGCGTTACCCCGTGATCAAGGCGACCGCTCCGGACGCCGATGCGGTGACGACCGCGCCGATGATCAACCAGATGAGCTTGGACTGGCGCTTGGCGTCCTGCTCCAGCCGATCGAGACGAACGAGGATGCCGGGCCGAGTGCCGTTGCCGGGCGTGCCGCGAATGGCCTCGTCGAGTCGATCCAGCTTTTCGTGGAGCGACTCGAACTGCTTCTGACAATGCTCAAACTGGCTGCACTCGCTCACGTATCCGCTCCGATGTCCTTGGTGTGAATGCGGAAGGTTGTGCGGTACGGGTCGGACCAGCGCCACGCGCCCTCGCCAGCCAGGTCCATCACCTCGTACTTGCGCCCGTCCGCGACGATCACGTCACTCGCCTGTGGTTCATGCCCGAGTTCATCCGCGAGGATCAGGAAGTCGATCACATGCGTCCGAATCGTGGCCCCGTAGTCATCCGCGACCTCGTAGTCGGTCTTGCCGAACGTGGCCTGGACTTTCGCGTCGGCCTGACCAGCCCGGCGGTACGTCAACGGCCTGCTCGAGTAGTTCCTTCACGTGCGCCAGAATCAGCACACGGCCATCCCACTGGGTCACCGCATCACGGCAGATCGACGCCATCACCGGTGTCTTGCCACCCGCCGTTGGGATGACCACGCACGGGTTGTCATCGCGGGTCCGCAGGTGGTCGTAGACCGCCGCCACCGCCTCGGCCTGGTACGGGCGTAGTGTGATCGTGCTGGCACTGGAAGCAACCGCCGTCGTCATGCATCCACCCCCGGAATCTCCGTGCCGTCGGGCAGGATGCAGCGGTCGTCCATGATCGGGATGGTGTAGAGCGTGTCGCTGCGCCGGCCGAGGTAGCCGAGGATGAACGCATTCACCCACTCGACGGGCCGGCCCGTTCCGTAGAGCGGGATGGGCTTGCACAGACAGCCGGCCGATCGCGCTTGAATCACATTCCCGGGTGACCAGATGTTCTGAATAATGCTGGAATCGGCCCGGTGCGTGTGGCCGTGGATCACGCTCTTGCCCTGACTGATCTGCAGGTGGTTCTTGGTGGCGTGCCGGGCATACGACCAGCCATGCACCGCGATGATGCGTGAGTTGATCGCGTAGTGTGGGTAGCGAGCCGTGGCCGAGCCGTACGGCACGTAGGTGAACTTCTTGCGATCACGCGACAGTTGCAGGCGCGGGGCAAGCATGGAGTACGCGCCACGCCCCTCGCTGGTCAGCGCCGCCCAGCGGTCAAGTCGGTACTCATGATTGCCTTCGACCATGACCAGCCGACCGCTCGCGGTCTGCACCCGGTCGAGTAGCGCGTTGGCCTCGGCCAGATCGTCCTGGTAGTTCGTTTCCGGCACGCCGTGCGTCGGCGGGTGCGATGAGAACTGCCCACAGTCGAGCAGGTCACCGAGGCATACCGACAGGTCCGGCTTGAATTGTTCGATCGCAGCATTGATCCCCGGGAAAATATCAACGTTGCGGATAAGCCTGAATACCAAGCCACGCGACAGGCCATGCTGGGGCAGTTGGAATCCTGTTATGGCGATTGGCATGAGCCAGTGGTTACACCTGAAACAATGGTCCGCGGGTGAAGTGTAATCTTTTTGAGTGAAAGTCATACTGGTTGAAAATATTTTGATAGTCAATTTGATGAAGTTGTTAAAGGAATCAAGTGAAGCAACCAAATATTGTTTTTGTATTTTGTGATCAATGGCGTTTTGATTGTATCTCTGGTTTTGGACATCCGGATGTGCAAACACCGCACTTGGATGCATTGTTTGCTGACGGAGTGGGGTTTGACAATGTGGTAACGCCATGCCCTCTGTGCGTACCTGCCCGAATGTCACTGTTTTCCGGTCGTTATGTACATCAACACGGCGGATACAACAACTCACAGGGGCTATGGCCTGATTCACCTAACATGGTTCGTTGCATTCGGGATCAGGGATATGATACGGTCCAACGTGGGAAACTGCATCTTTTTTGGCGGCATGACAACGAATTGACCATGAGTGATCCATTGCTTGATGCTTTTGGATTTACCGATGCGGTTGAAACCACCGGTAAGTGTTCAGCCGGCCGCCTGCGAGGTTCTGCTTATACCGAATTTCTCAGAAGTCGTGGGAAACTTATGCCGTTCTGGAAGGACCTGGCTGATCGGTCATGGAATCGAAAAGGGACACCAGCCTGGGGAAAGTCGATTCTTAATGAAGATGAACACATTGATACATGGATTATGAATCGTGGAGTCGATTGCCTCAAGGCATATCAAGCTTCAAAAAAACCATATTTATTATGGGTCGGGCCTCCTGGACCACATGATCCATTTGATCCAGCAGGGCGTTGGGCAACGATGTACAATCCAGATACTTTGGATGTGGGTTTGCGCCGTGATAGTCAGGATCCCTGTACACTTGAGTTTGTTCACAAAGAACATGGCGATCGATATCGCCAAGCTCCGGATCATGTGATCAGGCAAATGCGATCGCAGTACTATGGCAATATTTCAGCCATCGATGACGGGATCGGCAAAATGGTGTCTGAACTCAAATCTCAAAATCGCTACGACCAGACATGGTTTGTTTTTGCGGCTGATCATGGGGAGATGCTTGGCGATTTTCATTGCACTGGTAAGACGATCTTTCATCGAGCATCAGACCAGATCCCGCTGATCATTAAACCGCCAGCACACTATACGCAATGTCCGCGCGGCACCTTGTCTCATGCTCTGGTCGAACTGATCGATATCGGATCGACACTCAATGATATTGCGGGTGGGCAACTCCAAGATGATATGGGGCGATCTTTATTGCCATTGCTGACTGGTCGGAAAAATGTCCATCATTTTCGCGAGGTTTGTTTCAGTCAATTCAAGGCCAATGCCATGTTTCGGACACCGACGCGCAAGTTAATTTATACCTTTGATCAGATGTTTGCCGTCGATCAAAAACCCACTCTTAATACATTGTATCACCTTGATATCGATCCAGATGAAACTACAAACCAGTTGCAAGATCACATGGATGAGGCCATGGCATTGTATGAAAAATATGCCCAGCCATTTTACATGAAAACCAGCCCGGAGAAGTTGCCTGACCTTTGGGAAGATCAAGAACCATGGTCGAAATGGGGATGTTATCCTCATGTGGATTCTATGTACAAAGATTAAAAAGTTGTATTTAATCGTGGGAATTAGATAGTCATCTTCTACAAAGATTGATCGATCGGGTGAAATCGATAAAAGTTCCTTTGTATAGCCGATTTACAACACAGTAGCTCTTTCCGCAGCAGCCTTCGCCACTACAGCCGAGAGTATGAATGTCTCAGGTTGAGTATCTGCATGCACATTTAAGTACATGCAGTTCACGTTTGCGGGCGGGAACTGATTCTCTGTGTGGAGACTGATGGGCGGATTACAATTCGTAGTCTGAATTGCAAGGTTTCCACGAGAAAATGATATAGGGGGGGTGTTTGACTGGTCTTTTCACGGCCGGGGAAAGGAATCCAAAGTGGTCCAGAACATGCGATATGAGTCAGTCATGAGGCTGACGCGTCGTGTCGTTGCCGTCGTTCATTCGGAGGGTGTTGGTGTCGGGAACGGTGAGGTTATGGAAGTGGCTTGAGTCACGTCCCAACCACACCGCTGTCAT